CGCCTGCACCGCCTGCTTGGTTGGCGTTGCCGGACGTGATGCCGCCTCCGCCGCCGCCGCCGGTTGCTGCGCCGCCGGTTGCTTCAAGCGCTGTTGAGTTGGTGCCGGCCACTGCTGCTGCTGTGGTTGACGATGCGCCGCCGGCCGTGCCGGGAATCGCTCCCGTGCCTGCTGTTCCGCCAGTTCCTGCTGCGTTTGTTCCGCCTGCGCCAGCGCCGCCACCTCCAGCGGTCAATACCACTTGCGTCAGCTGGTTGATTGCTTTGGGGAAGGTGATGGTGGTGTTTCCGCCAGCGGTGCCGGCGTTGCCGTTTGCTGCGGTTCCCGATGTTGCCGACGCACCGGGATGGCCGCCAACACCAACAACGATTTCCCACGGTTGACGCAGGAAGTCAAACGGGCCAGACAAGGACGTCTCGAACCGTGCGGCTCCTCCGCCACCGCCGCCTGTGCCGCCACCTCGAGCAGTTGCCGCCGCATCAATGCGTCCGGACCCACCGCCACCGCCGCCGGCCACAGCAAGCACGACGACTCGCGTTGCACCTTGTGGCGGGGTCCATAGGTAGCGACCGGGAGTCAGAACGACTGAATCTTGATCGGGCGTGAGCAGCAATGAGCCTTGACGAAGCCGGGTGCCGTGCCCGTAGACGCTGCCGGGCGCCGACACTCAGGCCGCCTGGCAAATGAGGATGACGTCGACGTTGCCTGCGGTCGGTGTTGCCGACACGGTGAACTCGGGCAGCACCGTGGACGGGAAGATCCACTCCGGGCCGAACGACACTTCCCACTGGCCGGCCGACGTGGTGGCCGAACCTGTTGATTGGTTGCCAGCGTCAATCGTTCGGATCAGTCGGCCTGTCGTGCCGTCGTCCACAAAGAAGTGAAAGAGGCAGTCGGCCAAGTCGGCAGTACCGAGGTTGTTGGTCGCCGAGATGATGGCCTTGACCCACATGTAGTCGCCGGACGGCGCAGTGTTGTACCACGTGAACGTCGACGCTGAGCCGGATCCGTCGGTGGCTGCCACACCGGTCGTGGCCCGGGCGTACGCGATCTTGGCGGTATCGAAGTACTTGATGCTGGCGGCCATCAGGCATTGCCCTCGGTGATGGTGAACGACGAGATCGACACCGGCTGGGTGGCGACAATCGACACGGTTGTCAGGTTGAGGTCGGCGCCAGAGGTCGAGACGTCGCCGTCGACCACGGCGGTGCCGCCCGAGGTGACGATCCGGAACCAGGAGGCGGTGCCGGTGGCGTTCGCCGACGAGTCCTGCGTGATCGCCGACAACGTCAGGACGCCACCACTGGAGGTGCCGAACGTGGCTCCGCAGGTCAGTTCGGCGAGCAGCGCCTGGGTGCTGATTGCCGTGCCGGGACCGGCGGGGCGGGTGCCGTCGTAGATGCGCAGCAAACCGGAAGCGCCGACCGCCGTCGAGATCGCATCCAGTCGACTGTTGCGGCAGGCGGTCGAGAACTTGAGCGCCATCAGATGACCTCGTCGATGATCGTTGCGATGCGGCCCAGCTCGTCGCGCTCAACGTTGCGGCGCACCAACCGTGGGGCAGCCGCCTCGACAACCTCGGGTTCTGGTGACCGTTCGATGAACACCTCCGGCGCAACATGCACCTGCGGTGCTTCCTGCCGGATCGTCACGTTGGGTGCCGGCTGCTCTGGCACGTGGATGTCGATGTCGGGGTTGACGTTCACCACGGTCGGCTCTTGCCGCTGTTCAGCCATGTTGACGGTGACGTTCACCGGTGGGGCCGAGTTCATCTGCGGATCAGCGGCGGGTGCAGGTGGTGGCTGCGGCACATCGGTCAACGCGTTCAAGTCCTCGAAGTCGCGCATCTCCTCGGTCAGCAGCACCGGAGGTTGGCCGTAGACGGCAGCCTGGGCGTTGATGTTGGAGGCGGTCTGATAGATCGACCAGCGGGTGGCCGAGTCGCCACGCAGCAACCCGTCGACGTTGAACTTCATGTACCGGGGCTGCGGCAGCAGACCGGAGATCGCTTTCTCGATGCGGATCATCCACGGCAGGAACGTGACCTGGACGCGTCGGATGTTGCGCTGCTCGAGGTTGGCGTAGGTGAGCGACGTGCCCGCGACCGGGATACCGAGGTCGGCCGGGTCGACCATGTAGACCTGTGCGGCGATCTCGGCGGCGGTCCACTGCCGCAGCTGCAGGAACTGGGCTTGCTCGTTGGTGACGCCGGTCGGCCGCCATGTCGCGCCGTCCTCAAGAACGCCCGGCAGGCCACGGTTGCGGCGGGTGCGGGCCCGACGCCACGCCTGCGCCATTGCCTGCATCTGCTCGGGCTGGGCACGCTTGGGGATCTCGATGACGCCGGGCATGTTGAGCGCCTGCTGGAACTGGTCGCTGCCGAACGACAGCGCTTCCAGCCCGAGGCCGATTGACTGGCGGGCATACTCGAGCGGCGACAGGCCGACATCGGCTCCGGGCAGCATCATGCCCTTGATGTGGACGATCTCGCCGTTGTAGAGCTGGCCGTTGATGCGGTACTTCTTCATGCCCCGATCTCGGATCACTTGAACCGAAAGCGGATCAATGACCGGGATCTCGGTGATCTGCGAACCGGTGCGCCGGACGTCGATGAAGCAGTTGCCGTGCAGCAGCAGCGAGGTCAGCACCTGGGTGCACCACGCGGTGAAGTCGAGGTCGATGGTCGGGTACGCCAGCCAGCGAGGCGTCTCGACCTCAAACTGTTCGCCTTGGGCATCTCGACGGTAGACGTCGACGGGCAGGGTCGCGATCGAGTCGGTGATCAGCTTGACGCAACCAGCGACGGACAGCAGCTGGAGCGCTGACAGTTCGTTCACCTGGACAGCGGCGCCGGGCGGAAGATCGCCGGGCCACTCCCCCCACGTCGTTGCTTGGGCGCGCTGCTCAACGGGTGTTGATGCGAAGAAACCCTTGAGCATCAGTCACGCTCCGCAGCAAGGCCGACATAGACGGCGACGACGCCGACAGCAGCGACCGCAACCGGGATTGACACCAGCACGCCAGCCACGAGAATGAGGGCAAGCCCGACGACTTGCAGCAGTGTTGCGAACATCGAGCCTCCTCTCAATCGGTCAGGAAGTCGGACAGGTCATGGAAACCGCCAGCGAAGTCGGCGGTGTTGCTGCCACGGGCGTTGATCGTGGCGACCACGACCGCCAGCAGCGGGGTGATGTCGATCTCGCTTGCTCGAGCAGAGAACACCCACGATTCACCGAACGTCCGGATCGCCACCTTTGACACGGCTGCGGTGAGGCGTTCCTGACCGAGATGGCGGATGCGTTCGTTGTGCAGGTCGTCCTGGAATGCGACGCAGGCGGTGGTGAACTCGGGGAAACTGATCTTGTGCAGCGGAATGCCGGCCGTTTCGAGGCGGTCGATCACGCCCGATGACGGCGACTTCGGGTCGATGACGATCGGCTGGCCGGTGTCGGCATACGCCTTTTGACAAGCATCTAACACCCACGCAGTACCCTGCTCGTGTCGAGCCACCTCGACATGCATCAATCCGTCGGGTCGACGTGCTGCGTAGCCGAGCGCCGCCCACAACGAACCCGGACCGACCGACAGTGCGGCGATCCCGCCTTCAGCGGTTGAGTGCGGGTCGGTGCAAGTACGCCACTTGGCGAGCGGCAGGATCGTCGATGCGTCCGACGTCTGGACGACGCCGAGCCGTTCCCGCAGGAACTCCTCGGGGAACGATTGCATTGCTTCCAGTTCGGCTTCGATGAACGCTTCGTCGATGCGGATCCCGAGCGCAGGGTTGGCCCGATACCAGGCGTCCTTGTCGTGTCGGTCGACGTTTTCCTCGTTGCCCCACTCGGCGTAGAACAGACGGGGCGATCCACCTTGGCGGCCTCGCTGCACCAGATCGAACAGGACCGGCTGGGCGAACGATGGTGCGCTTGACGTGTACACGAGCTGCGGGTTCGGGACCGCTGACATGGTCGGAAGCAGTGCGCCCATGATCGGGGCGGTCAAGGCGTACGCCTCGTCGAGGTAGACGGCATCGCCGGAGAAACCACGGCCCGATCCCGCAGAACGTGCCAAGAACCGAAGGCGCTCGCCGGACTTGAGTTCGACGGCTTGTTCGCCAGCGCCGCGTCGGATGCGTTGCACCTTGGCGTCGAGGTCGGGGGTGTTCTCGATCAGCGACACGATCCGAAGGAAGTGCTCGAAACAGGTTTTGAACTCGTGGGCGGTGTGCACCTGGAGGACTTCGCCGCCGAGGAACAAGCCCCAGAGTTGTCGGGCCTCGAGTAAACCGCCCTTGCCGTTCTGGCGTGGCACGACCACTGCAACCTCAAACGCTGAGTGCAGGCCACGTACATCGCGTTGCAGCATCTCGGTGAGGCAGAACTGCTGCCAATCGTCGAGGGTCAGCCCGGCGAGCGCAGCAAGTTCGATCGCTTCGTCACCGTCGCTGCCGCGCCTGTCGGCGGGGAGCGTCAGGAACGCCGGCCGCTGCGAGCCGATCCTTGCGCTTGTCAGCAAGCTCATCGAGGCTTGACACCTTCTTCGGATCCCCCAGGTCGGCCAGTTCGGCCAACACCTTCACCAGCTGGCCGGCGAGCTGTGCGGAGACGGCGGCAGGTGCGTCATCCATGTCACGGGCCAACTTGTCTCGGATTGCTTCGAGCGTTTTGCGGCGATCGCCGGTCTGGGCGGCCTCAGAGATCATTGAAACCGCCTCCACGCAGGCGAAATGCATGAATATGCAGTGCTCGGGCCATCCCCCGGCCGGTTCGTAAGTAATCCGACT